TTCCGACGCAGCACGCAAGTTCTTTGAAATGAAGCGTACTGTAGGCGTTGGCAATAAGTCTGGCGATTATCGTCTGATCCACGAATTGTCGGAAGAAAAACAAATACCGCTTAGCGATGCTATGCGTGAGTTCTACGGTATGCGTCGCAGTGGTGTTAAGTCGGGCTCTACAGTAGAGCGTGTAGCCGAAGACTTGCGAGCTAAAGATCCTACACTTACTCTTGAACAGTCTTTGAAAGACGCAACTAAGCTAACTGAATCAAGAACATCGGATCAAAAGAATCTTGGCTCAGCTGACTTAGTTAGGTCTGACATAGACAAGACTGTAGGTGGTGATTTCTTCAGCGCTGATATGAATGATCCTAAGCTGCGCCGCATTGCAGGTCCTAAGATAACAGAACTTGAGAAGTACACCGGTCGTGAGTTATCACAAGAAGACAAGCGTGTAGCACGTCAGATGCGTAGTCTTATTTCGCTTGGCGGTTCAGCTGGCTCTAACTTGTCTGACGAAGAAACAGGCATACTCGATAACACATTAGTTAACCTTAAGAAGTATATCTCTGACGAAGTAGATGATGGCACAGAGGGAATTGCAGCTTATGAGACTTTCCGTAACTCACTGCGTAATGCTTTGTATGGCGCTTCACTTACTGCTTCTGAGATTACTGCCTTTAATAATGCAGCAGGTTCATTGAAGCAGAAGACAGGTCCAGTGCTAAAGCAGCTGCGTACACAGATGTCTGATGTGCGTTCGCAATTGCAGTCAATCTACGACTTCAATGACGAGTACGTAGCACACTACTACTTAGGTCGTAGCCGCGAAGATATTGACAAAACTATAGAAGCACTTGATTCGCGTATCAAGTACTTCGAGAACTATACTAAGACTAGTGAAGAGTTCGAAAAGAAGACTTTTACAAAACAACCAGCCGCAGCTAAGACTACGACTGGCGATTTGCCTCCGTTAGATGAAGTGTGGGACACCTTGGGAGCTCCTAGTAAATGAAAGCTACTATAGAAGACCTGCAGGACTCTTTCAAGATAGGCTACGAGGTATTTGAAGATTCTCGTAAAGAAGCTAATGAAGTATGGGACTTGTATCACAACAGGCATTACACTGAAGAGCAGCTGAACATACTAAGAACACGTGGCCAGCCTGCTGAAACGTTTAACGTTATAAAAGCGTTTTCCAGGATGCTGGTAGGTTATTACTCTACCATTGTTAATACTATAACAGTGCAGCCTCGCAATCCTCGCGACATAGACACGTGCACACTGTTGAATGACACAATCAACTACGTGTTTGAAGACAACCGCTTTGACATTGAAGGCGACCAGATAAAACTTGGTGGGTTAGTTTCTGGTTTGCTGTGCAGCTTCTGTAACGTTACAGACACAGGAATGAAGGATCCTTTCGGTCGTCCTATTTACTCAGTAGTAACACACCATGTTGCAGATAACGAGCTAATACTAGACCCTAATAGTGTATTAGATAATTATTCTGACGCAACGTTCTTGCACCGTTTTCGCTGGTTTAGCGAAGACAAAGTTGTTAAGCTGTTTGGTAAAGCAGCTAAAGATAAGCTAGAGGCTTATTACAATCACCTTAATATTGATGAGGCAGAGTTCACTCATACTTATAATACCGAATTCACTGGCCGGTATAAAGTATTCAACAACTATCTTGTAGTGCACACTGTGCTTGAAGACGAGAATAATAAACGCTGGTCCATCTTCTGGAGTGGCGAAACTATTCTGCGCAAGGATGAGATCACTTACAAGAAAACTAAGTGGCCTTATCGCGTACAGAAACTACACAGCTCTAATAAGGCTGAGTACTATGGCATATTCAGAGATGTTATAGAATCTCAGAAAGCTATAGACCAGGCTATTCTCAAGATTCAGTTGATGCTGAACTCTGAGAAAGCTTACGTTGAAGAGAATGCTGTTGAGAGTGTAGATGCATTCCGTATAGCTTTCAACAGGGTTAACTCAGTTATACCGGTTAAGAACATTAGCGGTATTCGTGTAGAGAACATGTCTGCTGAAGTGCAAGATCAGTACATCATTGTTGATCGTGCATTAGATCGCATACAACGCGTGCTTGGTATTAACGACAGCTTCTTGGGTATGGCTTTTGCCTCTGACTCAGGTCGCAAAGTGAAACTGCAACAGAATCAGACTGTAATGTCGCTGCGTTACTTGTCTGCTCGCATAAACTCGTTTTACCGTTCACTTGGCGAAGACATAGCCTACTTAGTTCAGCAGTACTACAAAGCTTATCAAATCCTGGCCGTATCAGATGAGATCGTAGGACAACGTTGGATAGAACTAAATAGACCCATGACGAAGCCCACAGGAGCTCTGGGAGCCAACGGAGAGCCTGAACAAGAGCCAATTATGTTGCCTGAGTACGATCCGGCTTCTGGAGACATGTTGGAAGACGAGGAAGGCAATATTATATTAGCTCCTGTTTCTGAACCTGGGTCTGACTTCTCTTTTACAGAGTTCCAGATTCGCATAGAAGCAACAGCTTATAATGATGAAGATGAGAAAGCTCAGTTAATGCTAGAGTCAGTAATGTCCGGTCAAATCGGTCAGCTGTTAGCTAGTGTAAATCCTGCAGGCTTCTTCCAGGTTGCTGCCTTAGCTATGAAGTCTATGAAGACTAAGTACACGCCTAACATAGTGCAGATACTTGAACAGACTGCTGCTGGACTCGGACAGAATCCACAGGCTACACAAGAAGCCTCTGCAATGGCTCAAGGTCAGACACCAACACAAGCACCAATGAGTCGCCAGCTTAAGCTGCCAACTAATACTAACGAGGGCTACGAGTAATGGCTTCGCTAATAAAATCAGGTTTGGAAGAAGCTATTAAGAACTTGCCAGAAGAAGCAGCTATCAAAGCTGAGTCACTGCCTAATGTTCTTAAGAAAGCTGGCGTTAAGGATGAAGAGCTTAAGTGGTCTGGCGTAGAACTGCCTAAGGAAGGCAAGGTAACTAAAAAGCAATTAGCCGAGATGGAAAGAGCTCGCAAAGATGTATTTGGTGTAGACGAATCCAATTCGCAGTATAAAGGCTATTCATTAGCTAACGGTCAAAACAATCCTACCTACAAAGAACGAGTATACACTTTTAAGCAAGGTAAAGGCGGTGACTCTAGGTATAACACAGACCACTTTTCTGACACTGATGACTATCTTTATCATACTCGTACTTTCCGTGATAGCTTGAACGGTAAAGACACTCATGTGATTCAAGAACTGCAATCTGACTTGCATCAACAAGCAAGACAAGCAGGAGGTTATATTACTGATACAAAACCGGTGTCTGAACAAGAGTTAGAGCGCGCTGAACTACTAATTGAGGCGCATAACTCAGGGGACAAATTTGCACTTAGCGATTTAGCTGATTTCGCTGTTGACTTAGACTTGCCTGTTAATACCGGTGAGCCAAATGAAGTGTTAGCAGTGTTTAACGAATTGATACGCACTAAAGCTATATCTGCATCCGACATACCTAAATCGCCGTACGAGAAAGACTGGCTTAAGAAAGCTATAGAAAGAGAAATCTCTAACGCCATAGACGAAGGTGCGCAGCAAGTAGCCATACCTATTGATGGTACTGGCCTTGATTCTTTGCAGCGTGGCGCAGGCGTACAGCAGTGGTACAACACGACTGTATTAGATACTGCTAGAAAGATAGCTAAGCAGAACGGCATGGAGTTTGAAGAAGTAACGCAACCAGCTAAGCGTGAAGGCTATGACTATGCCGGCAATAAGTTAGCTGAGCAACTTACAGATGCACTGTTGAAACCCAATCCACAGCAGCCTGTACAGGACAGAGTAAAAAAGACTCTAGAGGTTGCTGCATTTGACTTGCCAGAAGAAGAACAAGCTAAGGTAATAGCCTTAGCTGAAGACTATGTTGCTAAGCGTCGTGCTGAGGGCAAGCACATTAGTACTCCTGAGCTTGCTAAGAAAATACAAGAGCTAATAAAGTATGATCAGAATGGCACTAGGTTCGCTGTTATACGTCCTGCAGGCGGCGCAGTTTTTGACGCATCTGAAGAGTCAATTCGTTCAGCTATGCTGTCTGGGCCTAATCCTGCTGAAGCTATAAAAAGCTTGGGCTTTACTAGCAAAGACATCATGGAAGCTCTGCCGGCCAACTCAGCTACACTGATGCAAGCTGTGCAAGAAGCGCCAGAAGAGCTAATCAAAGGCTTGCAAGATAAAGCAGCAGGCAAGACTGGGCTTAAACTGCCTAGCTTTAGCTTATACTCTTCTGCCGGCGCTGGCATTGCCTCTGTGTACATGGCACTTAAGCAAGGCTATACTCAAGAAGAAGTGCGTAAGCAACTCGAAGAACGTGAGTACAATCAAGAAGAAATAGACGGCATGTTTGCCAAGATAGAGAAGATGCAGCGTGCTGAAGAAATGGGCTATCCTGTCAAACAGATATTCGCGCAGATAGAGAAGGAAGAGCCTAAAGCAGAAGCCGTTAAGGTAGAACCTGCGTCTAAGCTACAACTACATGATGACCAGTCTAAGCTTGGCAAAGCATACACCGCCTTAGTTGGACCTGAAGAAATGAATGCTAAGGAACTTGTTGCTAAATTACAAGTTATAGGCGAGTCTAAGTCTACAATAACCGAAGACTTGATGGACTACGCTGGAGACCAACAAGGCATTCGCACAAAAGAACAATTAGCTTTGGCAAGTGAAGAACGCATAAAAGCTATGTCAGTTAAGTACGGCCTTGAACTTGAGGTTGTAGACGGCGAATACTGGGCTAAGACACCTGACGGTCCTGTTAAAGTAGAGCCAGATTTCTGGCAATCGTTTTGGGAATCCAAAGGTGAGTTCGTACTTGGCACAGGTGGTGCTATAGCTGGTGGTATTGCTGGAGCTAAGATTGGTGGTGCTATGTCACCTCCTACTCCTTGGACCAAAGCTGCAGGTATTATTGCAGGTTCTACGCTTGGTGCTGCAATAGGCTCTGCTGGTGGAACTGAGCTAGACTATTTGCATAATGCAATAGTTATGAACGAGGACATGAATGCAGAGGTAGCTGCGCGTAAAGCTTTGTCTTCTGCAGAGATGAGCGTAATAGCAGATTTAGCTACGCTTGGCACTTTTAAGCTTGGCAAGAGTTCTTGGAAGGGCATAGTCAAAGCTAAAGACTTCATTCAAAATGGTATGTTCAACCGCGCACGTACTGCTTTGAAAGAACAACTGTTCATAACAGATGAAGCAGCTGATGAGCTAGTAGAAAAGCTAGCTCGCGTAGCAGACGTACAAGTTAAGAGCAAAACAGACAAGCAAATAGTTGCAGCAACGCTGACTAAACCTGGTGGTGAAAGCATAGTACGAGCTAGCGGTTCAATAGACCCTAAAGCTAGCGCTGCAGTGGCTAATGCAATAGACATTAGAGCTAAAGACTTGTTAGATGCAACTAACAAAATAAGTAGCGATAACGTAGGCAGTTTAATGAAGAATGAGCTAACTGCTTATGAGACCGCCGTCAAAGAGAACTTTGGCCGTGTTAAGTCTATTGCTGCTCAGCAGCCTCGTGTTAATAACGTCAAGTTCAAGTACGATCAACTAATGATAGAGCCTGTGCTTGAGCGGCTTAGCAAGAACATAGAGAATCCTGACGTTGCGTACAAGTTCATGGCACAAGCTCAGCGCATACGTGATATGAGCTCTACGCGTGGTTTTACGGATTTGCTTGAGCTAAGGCAGTTAGTTAACGACTTCAAGTTTAACAAGCGCATAACTAGCGCTAAAGATTTCAAGATGCTGGATGAAGTGCTTGGCAGGATCGACGGCACAATCAAGCAAAGCGCTGGCTATGTATTTGAAGACCCTAAAGCTTGGCTTGATGAATACAAGTTAGCTAACTCGCAATACGCTAAGATGATGTCTTTGCGTAAGAACGCTATAATGAAAGTAGCTAATAAACCTGGAGTTAGCGACAAAGCTGTTGCGCAAGCGTTGACAAAGTACTCAACTAGCGTTGATGACACTTTTCACGAAGTAATACAGTCTATGCCACGAACAGCACGAACTAAAGTAGAGGGTTCAGTTATAGATGTGTTAGCTAATAAGTATACAGCAGGTCGCGAAGGCGGTATGCGCGCAACACACTTTCCTATGTTAGCTAAGGAGCTGAACAACATAACGTTTACTACTCCAGAGGCTCGTGTAACTAAGAAAGCTATACTTGAGTTGGCTGATGTGTTTATGAACGATGTGCCATTAGCTCAGTCTACTGGTAACATACAGTTGCCTAAGTTTCAAAGCTTCCTTACAGCCGATCCTGTATTAAGAGCTAAGTACGAGATTGCATCAGGCTTATTCAACCGTATAAAACAAGCTGTTTATCCTACCTCTGCTGCACGCACTCAATCTTTAATACGGCGCGCAGCTAAGGTTCTTGAGAACCCTATTAATTCTAAGAGTATAAAGGAGCTCAAAGAAGAGCTAGGTCCTCAGATGAATATTGACAAGGACCTTGAGAAGCTAGCTATAGAATTTGCTAGGCAGAAAGCAGCTGGCGGTGGAATGCCAAGGGTTAAGCTATATGGTGATGGCAAGATACTTAGCGCAACAGCTAAAGGTGCAGAGCACTCTATCCCGTTGCACCGTATTGCTACTACTGACGTGGTATCAGAGCTAGCGGAGAGTCTTGGCATTAATAAAGCAGACAAGAAGTCTATAGATGCAGCATTGCGTGATCGTGGTTATAAGGCAATACAGCTTGGCACTAATTCTGTACGTGTTATCGATTGAGGAGTTACTTTAAATGGCTATTCGCAATATAACCAAACAACTCGCAACCATGGAAGACTTAGCTCAGGGCGTGGGCGAAGTACTGCAGACTCGTAACGGCGAGAACTATACTCTGCATCGTGCAGATGTAGCATTTTCTGTAACCTCATTAGCGGCTCTTACAGCTATAGATGTAACTAAATACAGCAGAGCTAAGCTGTACTCTGGTTCTAACTCCTATATTGAATACGGCTATAACTCAAGTGACATAACAGGTATTCTGCCTGACGTAGGTCCAGGTTCTTGGTTTGAGATAGATGATCACAGAGAAGTAATATTTAGTTCTGTTGAAGCTTTTAGGGCCAGCTATACAAAAGCTAAAAACGTTACTATACTTGCAGCTAATGAAGGCAGCAATTCAGGTAAAATGTCGCTTTGTACTACTGGTACAACTGGTACAACTACAGTTACAGCTAACAGGTTTATTGCGCTAGCTGCAGGGGTAATACACAATACTGCTGGCATAGGC